TGTAGGCCAGTAACATATCCTTGATCACTTCTTGAACAGGAACTTTATTTTTATCATAACGAGATGGAATATAGTAAGTATTTGTACTAATACTCATATCCGTAAATTTTTGAATAGCTGCTGCTACCTTTAGATATCCTTCATTGCTTGGCATATCAAAAGCAAATGTATAGTTATCCTTATACTTATCAATATTAGGAACTACCACAGGCAAAATGTTACTCTTACTACCCTTGAAGCTAATAGCACTACGAGGTGGTTCGATACCATTGGTGCTGCTTTGAATTACACTACTAGACTCTACAGGCATACAAGCAGTAAGTGTACTATGACGCATTCCATACTTCTTGATTTCACCACGTAATGTTTCCCAATCACAATGTAGAGGTTCTTTAATAAATTCGTCTACATCTTTTTTGTAGGTATCAATTGGTAGAACTCCTTGGCTAAATTTAGTACGTTCAAACTTTTCACATTTACCAACTTCTTTAGCCATTTCAACACTTGCCTTAATCAAATAATAACTTGTCTTTTCCATCCACTTAGCGACAAAGTTTGGAGTCTTGGTATCCCAATACTTTAAATCTTCCTTAGCCAATAGAGCAGCCAAGTTGCTTACACCTACACCAAGACTACGACGTTTAGTAGCAAAATTCTTTGCGGCTGGTACAAAATATTCTTGATGATCAATCAAAGCATCCAACATTCTGACAATAATATCACAAACACTTGCCATTTCATCGTCATCTTTGATCTCCAACCAATTTAGTGCTGCTAATACACATACACCAATTTCACCATTTGAATCATTAACATCATAAATTGGAGTTAATGGATGATTGACTTCAAGGCATAGATTGCTTGTATCTACTTGATCCAACCAACTACCGTGTTCATTGGCATGATCAACAAACATTGTATAAATACGTCCGGTTTCAAGACGTTCTTTAGCAAGTAGTCCTATCAATTCTCTAGCCGGTACTTTCTTTTTGAATTTGATGTTCTTATTAGTCTCAGCCTTTTCATACTTTTCTTTGAATCCTTCCATACCGAAAGTATTCCAAAGGGAAGCACATTCGTGATAACTGAATAGTGTTACATCTTGATTCTTAATAAATCGTTCAAAGATTAGTTTATCTAAACCAATACAATAATCTAGTTTACGTACACGATTGTCATCAGTACCTTGATTGTTCTTCAATACAAGAATATCAAGAATATCATAATGAAACCAAGCGAAGTTGACGGTGGCACTGCCCCCTCTAATTCCATTTTGATGACAACTCTTTACGGTTGATTCAAATGCCTTACTGAATGGAATTGGACCTGTATGTACAACTTCGCCATTACGAATTGGTGCGTTAGTAGCACGTAGTCTGGATAGATTCAATCCGATACCATAACGACTAGCAGTAGCAAATCCTACAGCACTATTGTTGCTGAAAATACTACGTAGATCGTCGTCTACACTAAATAGTGAACAGCTAGCATAACTCTTCATAGGAGTTCTTACACCCGCCATAATAGGCGTTGGTAGATTAATCTTATGCTTACTAAAATAGTTGTAAGCCTTCTTGACATAATCTAGTCTCTTTTCTTTATAATCTTTAAAGAAAGTCATGGCAATAAGCATATATGCAAACTGTGGAGTTTCATAGATGGTTTTAGTAATACGATTTTGTACCAAGTACTTATCACACAATTGTTTGATACCAGCATAAGTGAAATTAAAATCACGATCATGCTTTAGAAATTCATCTAACTTATCAAACTCTTGTTTACTATACCAATTGAGAATATTGTCATCATAAACCAAAGCGTCAATATTTAATTTAACTAGATCATATAGTTTGGGTGGATTCTTACCTCCCCAGACATTCTTTCTCAACTGATAGTTTAACAAACGTGAGGCTACATATTGATAGTTAGGCTTTTCCTCTGTAATAAGATTAGCCGAAGCCTCAATCAACATTGAATGTATATCCTTAGAAGTCATACCATCGAAGAATGACAAATGTGCATTCATTGCAACTTCTTCAAAACCAACTCCTTTTATATCCTCTGTAGCCCATTGTAAGATCTTGTTGATCTTGTCTGCGTTGAATTTCTCGGTGTTACCATTTCTCTTCTTTATAAAAATTTCTTTATTCATACAGGTAAAAAATAACTATCTTTTGGATAGTTCATTTAGTGTTTAGATTGTAACTTTTTTAGTAATTTTTTTTATGCTTTTTTATTCTCACACACTATAAATTATTCGTCATCATCGCTATTGTGAACATTCCACTTGGACTTAAGTGCTTTCTTAACTTGATTTTCACCATCCATCATCTCATTAAGAATACCCATACCTTCCTTGGAATTCTCACTATAAATTTCAATTTGACCACAACCAGCATTCATCTTAGCAGGAAATGTCAAACCATCTGGTCCGAAACGATTCTTAATTACATGGAATCTTGCAGTATTTGCTTGTTTATCGTTAACCTTACGACTTAGTGACATAACGAAATCAGCTGTCATAATCTTACGATAACTATCAGCGATGTTGTTAGCCTGAATAATATCTTCATCCATAGCAGCACGATTACTCTGTGAAGCACTCCAAATAGGAACTTGTAATTCACCAGCTACACCACGTAGTTCTTCATAGATACCGCCAGCTTCACTATAGCTATTACTATTACGTTCACTTTGTGACGGCCTTAGAATATCAGCATAGTCAACAATAATCATATCTACTTTAGTACCCAATACAGCCAATCGTTCACAATGAGCCTTTAAACTGTAGGCACTAACAGTCTTGATTGGGAAATATTTGATCTTTAGTTTGCCAGGTACTTCAGCGATCTTCTTTTTTACGATGTCTACATTGTTACGAATATTTTGGAAATCAATTCCGGTAAAACAACTATCATAACGTAAACCAACATAGTTTTCATTCAACTCTAGAGTAAAATGTACTACATTCTTACCTTGTTTCATAGCTTCAGTACCCAACTTACTTAGTACCCAACTCTTACCACTACCAGCACAAGCTGTAATAATACCAAGTTCGCCTGCTGCTAGTCCGCCATCCATGATGGTATCAACCTCTATCCAATTGGTTTTGACACAATTACGACTCATAACACTCATACGTTTTTCAACGTCTTCAGTATAATCATGTCCGATATTACGTTCCATACCGGCTTTCATAGCCTGATCCACAACGTGTTTAATCTTATCATATTGACCGATCTCAAGTAGATCGGCACTTTCCATAATAGCATTCTTCAACTTCTGGTTCTTGCAGAATTCTAGAAACTGTTCTTTTACAAACTTTAAATCATTGTCATTTACCTTTTGATAAATTAACTTTAAATTGTCTACGATACTCTTTTTAAGAACATCGTCTGATACAGTATCAATTTTAATTTTGAATACTGTTAATGTAGGCAAATCTTTATATTCGTTAAAATATGCCAAACTTTCTTTTAGAATCCATTTATTAGCATCGCTTTCGAAGAACTCCACTTCAATAATATCATTAATACGTTCAATAAACGAACGATCTGATATTAGGCATGAAATGCACTTGAGTTGAAAATCCCGACCATACTTAATTAATGAATCAATTGCTTTTTTGTTTTCCATAGGATAATACTACTATATCACCGTTTTGATGTAACTCAACTTTTATTAACCGATATTTTTTATTCTACGAAACTGTTTAACTTACCGAAACACTGATTTAACCAAATGTGATAATTTGGAATGTTGTTCCACATTTTATCTTCTGTAATTAACTTAGAGAAGCTAATTTTGTTAATCTTCTTTATTGGGGCATTAATAATTTCTTCTACACGTAGTTGTGTGAAAGACTGTATCTGTGTGTTATGCAGCTGCATTAATTCGTAATTACGTTCAATTAAAAGTTTGTTATCCAGTACCCGTTCGTAGATTTTATACTTACCCTTATAGTTTTCAGAATAGTTATAAATTTCTTGTAATGTTACTTGTTTATCTTCACCAAGAAATGGATATGCCTGTAATACTCTCTTAATACCAACACCATCTACACCAGGAATATTATCGCTAACATCACCTTCTAGAATTCTGTAGTATATAAAATTGTTACATGTAATACCATATTCGTCTACAATCTCTTTGCACCCGAATATTTTCTTCTTTACAGGACTCCAAATTTTTACTCTATCACTAGCTAGTTGTAAAAAGTCTTTGTCTGTAGACATGATGGTCACATTACTATCCTTGAATGTTTCTTCGGATAGATATGCAATTGTATCATCCGCTTCAATATTGTCTATAGCCATTACAGTCACAGGCAATACGTCGAGATAATTCACCAATCGCATTAGTTCTATTTGAAGGTTTTTCTGTTCCAATTCCGAAGAACTTAAATCTTCATATGTTCTATTGAACTTTACTTTGGTTTTACGACCTTTTTTGTATTCTGGATATATCTTACGACGTTTTTGTGATCCGCCGCTACCATCGAATACAATAATAACTCTAGTTGGATTGATTAGTTTAATAGCATACCCAACGCTTTTAAGAAACCCAGCAATTCCTCCGGTATGCATTCCATCGTCATTCATAGATGGCACTGCCATAAATGAACGAATAAATGTATTCAATCCATCGACAAGGAGGATGTCGGAGTTTGTGGTTTTTTGAATGCCACTATCTCCAACACCCTCCTTTATGTTCTCAAAAAGGGAGAACAACCTGCGTTTTTCATTGGAAGTAAATCCACTCATTCTTCTTCGCCAGCTTCGCCTTCATCTGTAGATACCTGAGCATCTTCGACAATTTGACTATTTGGGTCTTTATATTTCATTACTACAGCATCGCAAATCTTCAAGTAAATTTCTTCTTTTAGTTTTGCATCAGATTGTAATGTTGAAATGAAGTCTTTGGATTGAAACTTCCATTCAGTACCATCGTCTTTTTTATATGTGTAATAAGCACCACCTTGTCTGATAAGGCTATTTTCTTTCATTACCTTAATCCAACTACTAAAGTCAGCAATTCCGCTATCAAAATAGATATCAAAAGCTGCCTGACGATGTGGTGGGCCCATACGATTTTTGATAACAACTGCTTTACATTCATTACCAATAACCGTTTCTCCCTTCTTTAGTTTGCCTGTATTGTTAAGACGCACACGAACACTGCAATGATAAGCAAGAGCTTTACCACCACTAACTACATACTTGTCACCATATGCCATAGCATTTAGATTCTGACGTAGTTGGTTTGTAAAGATCAACAATACTTTCTGACGACCAATCATATTGGTAATCTTACGCATTGCCTTGCTAATAATAATCGACTTACCAGTTGCGTAACCATCTTTACCATGGTCACTTTCTAGTTCAGCCTTTGTTGATGCTGCTGCTACAGAATCAACAATAATTGTTAATAGCAATTCTGGATGCTCCTTACGAATAAAGGTAATTGCTTTTTCCATGATAGAAAATATATCCTCAACAGTTTCACACTGAGAATACATCAATTTATTTTTAGCTAAATCAACTCCAAGACTCTTCCAGAATTCTCTGGATTCAGAATTTTCTGTATCAATGAAAAGTGCTTTACCACCTTTTCTTTGTGTTTCTGCAACAATGTGTGCGCAAACCAAACTTTTTCCAGTACCTTCAAGGCCTGTTAGTTCAACGATACGTCCTACTGGCAAACCGCCATGTGGACGATTACTGATCGCTAAATCTAGCATTGATGAACCTGTGCTTATCCAATCACTAATAGATGATGGATCCTCTTGTTCATCCAAAAAGAATGCAACTTTGCCGCCTTCTTTATTAGATTTGTTGAGTTCGTCTGCCAATCTTTCTAGCAGATCGTCTTTTTCTGTTGTCTTTTTTGCCATATTGTATATAACTAGAAAGCCGGTGGGGTATAAAAACTCCACCGGCTTATTTTTATTTTTTAGGAGTTAAACAAGTCATCAAATGCTTGTTCTACACTATCTTTACCCTTTGCTTTAGCAGCAGTTGGTGAAACTGTTGCTAAAGATGTCGGAACTTTAACAGTTGGAGTAAATGATGGTTCATCATCATCTACTGAAGTAGCTGCTTCTGTTAGAACAGATGCATCTGCAGCAGTTTCAGGATTTAACCACTTATCCATTACTTCCTTAAGTTCGTCATAAGAAAATTCTGGGAATAGATCCAAAATGTTAACTTGACACTTTAGAGCTTCAAGTAGTTGAGTATTCTTTGGATCGATAGCTACACTTATATTTGGTTTTACACGAATGCTGGTTTCTGGGAAACTAGCACCGCCTTCAGCTGTCTTGAACTCTACAACAATGTCACGACCACTGGTTAGATCTGTAATGTCACCGAAATCAGGATCACTGATGATGCTTAGAAGTTCTTGATAAACTTGTTTACCAAATCCCCAAAACTTAACTCCTTCCAGTTCTTCACCTCGCACAATTACCGGAGCAAATGTACGCATCTTTGGTTCCATCTTACGACCCATCTGCCAATCTTCTTTAGAACCAGTTTTTTTCAAACGATTTGCAAATTCTACAATAGGATCGGGACGACCAAAACTATCAGGAGATAGATAAGTCTTGTTATTGATGTTATAATGGAACTTTAGTTCGATGAAGGGGTTCTCAGGAGAATACTTATAGGGAACGATACGAACCACTTGTTTACCAGGCTTTGGTTTCCAAATCAAGTTGGATTTTTGATTTGTGTTTGAAAGAGAGCTCAAACGATTTTTTAGTTTACTAATGTCTAATGCCATAATTTATTTAATTTTTTAATTGTTAATTAGTTAATTATTTTATGAGCCACTCGACTCACAATTTATAACCAACTTGAAATCAAGTCTACACTAGGTGCAGATCAAAATCAAGTTATAAATAAATATCAAACTTCAAAAATAGAAAATAATTTTAATGGAACTATTTTCACTCCAATTTCATTGGTTAATATAATTGAGTTTTTATATAAATCCCAATTTAATTGAAAACTTTTATCAAATACACCATTATTCTCGTCCTCAATAAGCTTATTCATTGCGTTCAGTGTATATAATGTATTTGTTTGTTTCTTACGATGTACGCTTATAGTACCTTTATAACGATTATTTTGTTCACGTTTTTCTACATTAAAAGTCAAATACAATTCTCGTAGATTGTTTTCGTTAGCAAATATAAAGATTTTGTTATCAACCAAATTATATTGTTGTGGTATTTCATTTAATATAGTAGTGTATTGACTACTATTTGAAAATGTACAAAGCAGTTGTTTTTGTATCATGGTATTTCAAATTCAAATTTGCCGTCAATTTCAGGTTCCATATCAAAATAATTTGCAAAATATTCAAATCCCTTATCTAAAATTTGTTTAACAGTAATTGATATTTTTATAACCATTTGTTTGAAAAAGTCTTTTATTTTGTTATAAAACACATTTAATGCACTCTTAGCGGATGTAGATAGATTTTTAACAAAATCCAAACTGTTTTGTACTACATTTTTAAATTCGACTCCTAAATTGTTAATAAACGACATTAAACTTTCTTCGATTATTTGATTTTCTAATAAAAGATAATCTGTTTCGTCGTATTGTTCTTTTAGAATACCAATTCTAAGTGATCCACCTCGTTCATTTCCTCTATCACGTACACCGAATTTAATTTTATTAAAGTTGTCGTCGATGAATTCGTCTACTGTGTAAATTAAGCAATCTCCTTGGCAATCCCAAGTCATAATATGATCTGCTACACATTTTTCTCCAGCAGCAAATCTTTTTTCACCAGTAGAGAATTCTCTCAACAATGCTTTTTTGTATTTATCTTCGGTAAAAATTTTATTTAATTCACCCAACATCTGATGCATTTCTTTTTCTTCTATTTTAATATCATTGACCGCATCTGGACTTTTAATCAATGATATTAAGTTATTTACAGCTTCTTTAGTTTTCTTTTGATCACTAGTGGTTGATAATGTGGTCAAATTTTTATTAATAACATCTGCATGTTTATAATAAAACGATTTCTCCATCAAATGAGCGAGTGTTTCTGTAATGTTTGCTACTATCTTATTTTTAATATCCGGAAAGTCTTTTAATACCGCAGAAATTACTGTGGTTAGTTCTTTGTGTTGTGAAGATGCTATTTGTGCTCCACCGGCTTTCTTTGCACTACATTTTATGTTGCCATTAATAATTAAATCTGTTTTAGATATCTTGGATATACCCGCAAACTCTTCCGATAATTTACATCCCGTAGAACCTAATATTTCTATAGCTTTAACCGGCGCACTAATTTCTTTATATTTACCAGTCTTTAATTTATCAGCTATCTTTTTAGCAACTGCGTTTTTTGATCCTTCTGGACTATTAAATTCTTCGCCTATATAGTTCTCCATTTCTCTAGCAGGACACGATTTATCCATATCACTATTTGATTTAGAAACAAACTTGTTTTTATATTTTTTGTATAGTGTAGATAATACAGCGATTGTTTGTACGTCGTTCTTCTTATATTGAATCAAACGCTCATCTGATAAACTTCTAATTTTTACATATGTAGAAGCAGGCACTAAATTTACATTATTTGTAGATAAATATTTGTCAAAATCAACAAGTGTAAACTGTATATCTCTTCCTCTTGGAAACTTAAATGTGTTAAAATTTGTCGTTTCAAAAACTTTTTGGAAATAAAGTTCTGGGGGTATCGTTTTTCCAGCATCGTCTGTTCCGGCTACTGGTTCATAAAACAAAAAATCTTTTGCAATTGTAAAATACTCATTGCTATATTTAGGAACAGATGCTTCTTTTAAGGATTTCCTAATCAGCGTGTTTTTTAAAGATTCATCGTATACTTGTTCGCCAATATACTGACCGTTTGTATCATACCACTTATACCCCTTTTTATAGAAGCCAAACTTTTTAGCTTCATCAACACTATAATTTACCAATGGTGTTTGACCGATTAATATAGATTGTACAACTTGAGCATCTGCGATTTTTTCAGAAGGTGTTCTTTTTTGATCGGGATCTTCTCTATCTGAGTCAACAAAATCTTTGTTTACGGCTTGATCCAGTGTAGCAGGCTCACTATCCGACTGTTGTTGATTTGAAGTTTTTTCTCCGTCTTTTACGAAAATGTTAGGTTTATCCTTTTTAGGATTTTCAGCAAAATGAGTTCCTTTATTAACCGCTCTATCTCTGTACGATTTGTTTGGAAATGTAACAAGTATACCATCTTTATTATATGCTTGTCTTTCTGGAAATCTACCCGCTTCAAATAAAGAAGCAGTTTTATCAACCACCTCGTCTATATTATATCCGTCGTTTACTAAATATTCTTGTACTACAAAAACATGTTCGGCATTCTTAAGGTCAAGAACACCACTTTTTATACGCTTGTCACAACAAATATCGTTTATTATTGATTTAAAGTTCATCTATTATAAATATACATATAAATATATTTATAATGTCACTAATTTCAAATCATCGTAATTATTTCCTTTATATACCTTAACCTTAAACCGTTTATTCTTGATTATTTCAATCAAATCTACAATTACACTTTGATCTACATTACCTACATCAAATAATATAGCGTCGTAATTATACAATATAGGTAGTATTTCTTTGGTTTTGGTAAATTTCAAACAAGCCTGTAATCTATCCATACCATATTCAGTTTCTGTAGCTTGAATAATATAAGCAAACAATTTGTTTTTATTTGCATCTACTATATGTTTGTTTGTGATTTTTCGTTTGTAAATAGGAGTAGTTACATATTCATTTTTAACAAATTTATCCCAGTAAAAATTTTTGAGTTTTTCTGTTTTTTCAAAATATTCTATGTTAATATATTGGTCATTTATCTGACCATATAAATTCACCATCGTTAATTTCTTCGCTTTTGATATCAATTCAGACGTAATAACATCAGTATTATAATAATACTTCGCTAAGTGTTCGTAGATAGTTTCGTTATGAGGCACTTCGTATTTTATTAAATTAGCTACTATATACGGGTGGAAACCTGTAAAGTCTACCATCATAAGATGTCCATTTTCATATCTCGACACAAAGCTAGCTCTTGACCCATCATCCTTTTTCAAAGCTACATAATTTATGCCATCGTATGAATTACTTGGTCTGCCTGTGGGATTATATATGTTATAGTTGGTATAAACAAACCCATCATAAGTTTTGGATTTAAAATGATGTTTGAATGTATCTTCGTCTATTTTAATACCATTCTTTTCTACTTCGTAGAGTGTATCTGTTATAACGTTATTGAAAAATTTAAAACAATAACTATCCGTTGATTTCTCTAATAAGTCTAATATTTGTTCAACCTCGCCATCAAATACTTGTTGGTGTATTGCATAGGGCAGTACAAGATTAAAGTTGTTAAGATTTTGATGTCCGTACTTAATAAAGTCAACGGTGGTATTGTTTATTTCTTCAAGAATCTCATTGTTTTCTAGAAAACCGAACAAATTGGTATCAATCAAATTGAGTTCATTTAACCAATACTTATTGGTTTTTTTATTATTTACATAAACAATAGGATTATGTTCTAGAAGAGTTTGTTTGAAATATTCAAATGTACAATTTATAGGCAAATCTTCGTGCTTAAAATTATAATATTGTTTAGTACCATCAATAATATTATAAATAAACACGGCTATGACCTCATTACAAACATTGTGATGATTGTTGTGCCTTGTTATTAATTTTAAATAAATTTTAGAATATTTTACCACTTAACAAGTGTAAAACAAAAAAAATCAGAAGTCAATTTGTTTGTTTATAAAACTGTGTGTAATTTTTAAAAACATTATTTGCACCATTTATAATCAAATTTATTTCTTCTATTTGTTTTTTGTTAAATTCAATTACACCTTGTTCCAATAACATTTTTCCATCAAATTTGCTGTTTAATACACCTGTGATTTTCCATTTGAATTTGACTTTTTTGAAAAAATTAGAGTCTATTTTCTTATAAACATCACCCGAAACTTCGGTTATCTCGCTGTAATTTATTTTTGTTACCACATATCGTTCTATATAACCGATTTTGTAATCTCTATCAATTGGTTTAGGTAAAAATGTATTTGGTAAATTTAGGTTAAAATTACCAAAGTTTAATTTATTTTTTGTTATAATATCCGTATCTTTTGTTATCATACTGGTATTAATTCAATATCTTGGTCAGCTACACATCTAGCTAAACAACCCACGACTGTTTCCCATTTTCCATTTCCTGGAGTAACATAGTGGGTGACATCTGTTATCATAAATATGACATTCTCAGGTATATATGGTTTTGGAAAATTTGAAATTCCAAAATGTTGAAACATTCTAAATCCAAATATACCATCAAATGTTACTGTAAGAGAAAAATTAGGTGATATGCCACTATATAATGGCAAATTATATTCGGTATCTTGATCATCTATTATTTGACCCAACTTATCTTTTAAGTCAGTGGATAAATTGAGTTGTTTATAATTTTTTTCAGCGTCATTTGGATTTTCACCTGGTTTAACATAAGCAAATGTCATATTCAATACCTTATCAACAAATCCGTGTGTTTGTATCGAAGATATTAGTTCGTTTTTATCTACTGTAATTTCTTCTTGTGAAGGTACCGTATTGCTTTCTCCGGTTTCGGTTTCTTCTTTGTTGAACTCATCCAATCTGTCTATAAAATTTGTCGCCGGTATACTTGAATTTTTAGCACTCATCGTTGTCTTTGAGTCTTCTGACTTATTTATACCAGCTTGAAATAAAGTCAACGTTGCTTGTTCGTTGGTCAACGAAGTATCTAAACTGATGTTTTTAATACAAGAATCTGTTCCTCCAATATCAAAAACATATACTTGTTTTAAACTAGGAGCTTTATCACCTAAATCGACATAGTTGTTATCTAGAATAGTTAACCCACCCAAATCGTCTTGAGAGATTTGAAACTTCCAAAAATTATTTGAAGCTTCATTTATAACATTCAAAATAGAATTTGCGAATTGTTGCCAAGTTTCTATTTCTTTATTATCTATAATCTCCAATACTTTGGTTTTACTTATATAAATGTTTTTTAAATTCCCATATCTTAATTTTTTATAAGATCTTTTTATTGTAGAAGGTCTTGTCTTTTGTGGATCTGTCAATACAACCGATTCTCCTTTTATTTCAACGTCTTTATCATATATAAACGGAAATGATATATTGTCAGACGGACTGTCCTCACTCAATGCGCCTATATCATAATACAATCTATTTATTACAGTATCTAAATTGTCTCTGTATGCACCTGCTGTTTTAAATACTGTTTCAACTTTTTTAGCAGCTTTGTACAACTCGTCATTTATATCTGTAACTTCTAAATCATATTTTGATTTTAAAAAGTCGTTTTGATTTGAATCGCCGTTCTTTAAATAACCACCAGATTTAATTTGACTATCAATCTGAGATTGAGCATTTGGATCTAATTTATTATTACGAATTGTGTTTAAATAACTTTCATCCGGCAATTTCTTTCCAATATTAAACTTAGGCGCAACTCCGTTTGGTATCAATACGTGTGGATCACAACTTATCAAATTAGGGTGTGCATTTATTATTTTATCAACGTCAATTGTAAATGTTTTATTTGATGCAACCGTACAAAATCTATTGGCTACTTCAAATAAAAAGTCTAACTGCATCCAAACTTCATCGTCACCCTTGGTATCAAAATCACATCGATCATCTTTATATGATAAATTTTTAAAATCCCATTCGTTAAATTCATCTGACTTCGTGGGAGACTTATAAGTTATACTTTCTTCGCCGACAGGCACAGATGGTTTTTTATACACATTAGGCGCATCTGTTCTTCCAATAAAAATTCTATTTTCCACTTTGCCGTCATAAAAACTCTGTTGTTTTATAAAATCAGTATTTATAGAATTTTCGTAATCTTCTGAATTTCCTATACCGTTTGTAGCGATATATTCCATAAAGTTTTTTCTATCAATTATAACTTGTTTTAGTTTAGGCAAACCAGTTTTTAAAAATGTTTTTAAGCCTGTATATTCCTTCGTTACAGTTGGTACTTCTTTACCATTTGAATCTGTTTTAGATTCAACCGTTGTGCTTACATTATTTTCTGCAGGCATACCAGCAAATAAAGCCTGTCTAGAAGTTAGTTCCACACTACAATCGTATATTGTACCGTCTTGAGTGGAAAAATTATATTTGGTGATAATTCCTGTTATACAACCATAGTTGCCATATGATTGATACCATTTATCTACAGTTTTCTGCGGAGTTTGGATCAAAGACCAACATTCGTTTTTATCTGCTAAATCTATTAATGAATTTATATTAAATAGATTCCATCCTATTTCCACAAATACGTTTATTCTCGGCGTAAGAAAAAATGGAGCTAAATATTCCAATTGCCCCATTCCATAACATTTAAATTTTATGGTAGCGAAAGCTAACATATCTTTGCTTGTTTTTATTTCAATGCTTTCTAAATTAGGAGGTGGTAAAATCGAAGATACTTCTGATTTTTGTACGCTAGCTATTGTTTTGTTGTTTTTTATAAACGTACTAGGCCACTTATAAGAAAATTGAGATCTGTATGACAAATCTATGTAGTGTGGATTGCCACTCGCTTCATATCCTATTACAGCTTTATCTTGTTTTAATATGTTGCCGTCTTGCTTAAATCCATATCCCTCATAAAATCCATTTCCTGGTATAAACAAAAATCCATCATAAGCAACATCATTTCCATTTTTGTTTAAAATTGAACTTTTAGGAACAAGACCATTTCCTGCCATACCTGTTCCATTTGAAAATACTCTTACCCACGGAGATATTGGACCTTTATAGTTAGGATGTTTATTAAAAAAATCATATACAACTCCACTTGGATCTCCAGATGATGGATAATTAAAACCCACGTTGTTTGAGTTTTTTCTACGTCTCAGCTCACGAATGAGTGCTACAGGAATATTCTGGACTTCCCACCATCTAGGTTCTTCTGCGATTTCAAATTCTTGTGACATATAACTTAACTATTAGCTTGTTTTAAATTCTGTAATATGGTTGGTAAATTTCCCGGAATTCTGAGTTGTTTATCAGCATTAACCGATAACTTTCCATCTGATATATTGTTGGCGAGTGCAATTATCCACCAATACATTTCATCACCGTAATACTTTTTTGACAAAGCATCTAAATAGTCTTCATTTGAAACCGTTATGTACAAATCGTCTTCAGATTCAGGTATATTTGGATAATACGTGGTTTTAAAAACCATTTTACCATCATATCTTTTTTCAGTTGGTGTAAATTGATATCTCATTATACTCCTTGTACATCAACATCATATCTCATATTTGTAGAAAATACATTTTTGCTTGGATTGCTATAATCTTTATCTCCATAAACATCCGTTGTACCAAAAGCAGAAACTGTCGCGGTTTCTCCAATTTCAGTTTGAGTAATAGTTGATACAGGAGCATTTCCCCAAATAGCTCTACCTGTTTTTGGTCTGTCTTTTTCCATTATAAACATATTTATATTAATTTCTACCTCTCTAGGAAATTGAGCAACCTTACCACTCATATTTTTATATATTCTACCAAGATTAAAGTTCCAATCGTTATTTTTAATAAAACTCTCATTTAATAATTCCCAACTTGCATCTTCTGGGATAGTAATATTGCAAGAATTAATTGTAACAAAATGGTTCTTGTAAAAATCTCCTAATGTAAATTGTACCATAGGTGGTACGATAAATCCACCATTAACTGTTGATGTGTAATTAGCCGGTCTGGTTAATCCAACCAAATAGTTTACTCTTTGCCACATTGGCATTAGTTCTTTCACCGAATGAGCAACAACTTTAAAGTTAAAATTACAATCTCTCGTAAAACCTTTATAATAATATAGTTTATCAGCACGACCCAAGTAGTCTATTGGTTCCCAAGTTGCAATGTTGTTTTCTGCTATACTTTTAACCGTAGCGGAAAATGGAATAAATCTGTTGTTTACAATGTCATAAAAATAAAATTTTACAAAATCAGGACCAAGACCATTAAATTGATTGTCATATTTTTCATTAAATTCATCTGGGTTTAAAACACCCAGACCGTTGATATAGTCTACATCATTCGTTGGTCTAATAAATCTGTCTTTACCCTTTATTTTACCTAATCTGGTTGGAATACCTATTGTTGTTTGGTTTTCTCTAATTCGACCTTCATATGTGTATTTGTTTGGGTTATTAGATCCTGCTGTGTTATCACGTACCGATTTAACTTTTGATAAATAATTAAAACCAATATCATCTGTTAAAAATTGTTGTGGTTTGCCAAGTGCCATCGTATAATCATACTTTTGTCCATTGGCCCCAACTATGTCTTTTTTAGCGTCTTCAAATGTTTGTTCTAGTTGTTTGGTTATTAAGTCTGTCTTATCAGAATAAGTACGTGCATAATTTTGAGATAATTTTGGATCTGAATATTGTTTGTAATTCAGCAGTTGATCGCTGTACTCTACATCTCCATCTATCTTTACTAAATCACCATATCTATTTGTATTAGCTCCATCTACAGAACTTATTTCTACGTTTTCTATAGTATAGGTATCGGTTAACTTACCAACTCCTGGGGTGGTGGAATACGTAACAGATAAAAAGCTATTATTTCTTTTGTCTTTGTTACTCTGTACATATAGTCTAAGTCTTTTAGATACTATGTTTGGTAACGGTGTTGCAAAAAATCTCATCCCACTCGTACCACTGCTGTTTCCACCTGTTATTTTTTGTAAACCTATAGCTTTTAATAACCCACCAATAAAGCCACCTTTACTTTTTGGTTGAGTACCAGTATACAATAAATTGTTACCCTGATTTATGCCTACATTCAGATTCGTACTTTTTTTTCCACTAGATGTATCGTGCGTAATAGCATTACTCCATCTATTGGTATTAAGCATTAAATCATATGTGTCTTCATCCGCACGATAGTTTAAACCAGCAATTGGTTGTGTTGGTGGAAGTAGTCCCCCAAGTATTGTATTATTCTTTAAAAATGATCCCGCTGCTTTTAATATATTGCTGAAGAAACCGCCTTTACCAGATCCGCCGCTCATTAAACTACTATAACGTTTGCTTTTATATGCAGCTGTAGCAGTATTACCTCTTAATAATCCTTTTACACCGTCTCTTCCCGTAATAGGCATTACTTTGTCAGCTTTATCTCCACCCCCAAGTAATCCTGTGAAATTAAAAAATCCTCCTAAACCACTTTTTGGTTCACTAGCTGCACTAGCCACACTACTTCTTGGTGGAGACGGATTTCCTTCAGTAGCACCAAATAAACCACCAATAGCTTTGGTTATGCCACCAATACCAGCCGCACCCATCAATCCACCAACTATATTACTGCTGTCTATAAATCTAGTTGGTCGTTCTAATGCGCCAAATGTAGATAATCTAACTGCTGCTAAAAGTGGACTAGCTGGATTGTATATCTTTGTTTCGTCAAACGAGGCAAAACCTTGTAATAATATTTGTTTTGTCAAAAAAGTTCCACCTTTACCCGAACCTAAAAACCTTCTTATACGAGTTCCATCTCTCAAAGCAGATTCTATTGGAAAAGATCTACTTGTATTTATTTTTTGCTTTTGACCTTGATTTGGATTTGCGTAAAACGGAGGTGCTAATTCGCTGCTTAATAATCCTTTTGTATATAAATCGGTGGGTTTATTTTTGCTATACAGTACTTCACTGTTATTATTAGCATTAAACAGTGTTTCTAATTTGCCTGGCGCTCTTAGATTTATATACTGTTCAGTATTTGACGGTAAAGATAAACCAGCACCTTGTATATTAGAAAGTGTGGTAACCTGCGCACCGTCATTGCCTATTGCGCTATAATATGTATTACTATTTGCCATTAATTATAAATATTAGATTAATTGGTTGTTGCTTGACCAAATGAACCAAATTTTGAATTACTTGTTGCCAATAGTTGATTTGCACGTTGACCGTCAATATACACAGCAATTTGACCAGATGCCATCATCGATGTTAGTTTATCTAGTTTTTCAACCACCGCTTTGTTTGAACTTACGATTGCATTAATAATAGAATCAGTTTGTAAACCTTGTTGTTTATATTTTTCATCAACTTTCGTAGATTTATCAGTAGGTTCATCAGTAACACCAAGTATTTTACCAACAAATTTAAATCCTTTTCCTACTAAACCGGTTATAAATTCACCTACTCCTTTTAACTTCTCCAATACTTTTTCAAGCGCATTAATAATAAATGTAAAAGCGCCACTGAATGTATCTTTTAGAACGGATCCAACTTCCGATACAGTAGACTTTATTAGTTGAAACGCTTTTTCAAATGGATACGTAATCAAGTCAAATAACACATCAACTACAGATTTAAAAGCGTCAACATATGTTGTTTTTAAAATATCAATCATTTCTGGAATAATTTCAGCTGCTTTTTTGAAAGGATACGTAATCAAATCAAACAACACATCAACTATAGATTTAAAAGCGTCAACAAATGTTGTTTTTAAAGTATCAATCATTTCTGGAATAATTTCAGCTGCTTTTTTAAATGGATATGTGATTAAATCAAATAACATATCCACTATAGATTTAAAAGCGTCAACAAATTTTGTTTTTAAAGTATCAATCATTTCTGGAATAATTTCAGCTGCTTTTTTGAAAGGATACGTAATCAAATCAAATAACATATCCACTATAGATTTAAAAGCGTCAACAAATTTTGTTTTTAAAATATTAATCATTTCCGGGATAATTTGAGCGGCTTTTTCAAATGGATACGTAATCAAGTCAAATAATACATCAACTATAGATTTAAAAGCGTCAACAAATGTTGTTTTTAAAATATTAATCATTTCCGGGATAATTTGAGTGGCTTTTTTGAAAGGATACGTAATTAAATCAAATAACATATCCACTATAGATTTAATACCATCGACGATTGCTAAACCAATTTTAGATGGTGATTTTCCGCCTAACATATCCATTATCCAATCATACGCTTTTACGAATGGCGACTTAAGTGTTTCGAAAATCGAACTCACGGATGCTTTTATTCCATTTAATATTTTTTCTCCCCAGACAGCTTTTATAATCCATTCGCCAATATCAATAAATGGTTGGATTAAGGTATCGTATACAGCACCGTACAAACCAACAATTGATGCAAATATTTTTTGACCAATATTTAGTTTCGGATCGTTGAATATTGCGCTGATTCTTTTCCACGCGTTATATATAAATTCTATAGCCATTATTATTTCACCTACAATAGGCACAGCTTTTATACCAACTTTTCCAATTTTAAAAAATCCCAATAAAGGTTTTAAAAATTTAGATCCTTCTCCAACCGATTTAAATGCTTCAAAAATAGGTTTAATTGCATTGGAAATTGGAGAAAATATTGACGAAATAACCGACTTTACCGTTTTAAAAGTTGATATTATGCCGTCAACTGGTTTACTTATCTTTGAAAAAAGACTACCAATTTTTTGAAATATTCCGCCAACAGCGTCTCCAGCCGATAAAAATGATTGTGAGAAATTTGAGCCTAAGGATCTTGCGTATTCAAAATTACCGATGAATTTTTTAACATTATTAACTAAGTTTGTTATAGGTGACATTAGGTTTTTAATCCAACCAACTTCTCCGAGTTTTGATAAGTATCCACCAGCAACTCTGAGTGGGAATAGTAAAGATTCACGGAGAATTGTTCCAAACTTGCCAAACATCAACTTAATTTTTATTAGAGGTCCAATCAATTCTTCCGGTTTAAATTTATCAAAAACATCTACTAGTACATCTGCTGCTTTTGTAATTGCTTCCAGTGTAGGCAACATCAGCTTTTGCAATTGTTGACTTATTTTGCTTTGGAGTACAGCTAATCTTTCTTGATTTTTTTGTGTTTTTAAATCTTGTTCAAATTTTTGTTGTGCTAATTTTGAATTGGTTTTTAAAGATTGTTGTTCTTTTAATTTTTCTTGTGCTATTTTTCTAACGACAGGATCTTGCGAATTCAAAGCATCTTTTATACGAGTCTCCGCCTCCAACATATCTTGAAGTTCCTTGACACTCTTTCCAGCGGCAGCCGCAAATGCTTCTTGAGCAATTGGATTCAGTTGATTAAATTTAATCTTCTTAGCCTGTTCTAGTATTAATTTATTAGCTCCAATTGTGTCTTTGTTAAAAGCTAATCTTCTCGCCTCATTAAAATTAATATTTTTACCAATTAATGCACTAGCTTTTAGTTCCGATTGTATACTTGTTTCAAAATTTAATAAACCCTTGGATGTTTTTACCATATTATCCAAAGTTGTACCCATTTGTCTAGCTTGAGCTGCCGCTCTCACCATTTCGTCCGCATTTCTTCCAGCATACATTCTTGCGTCATCACTTGCTTCAGACACATCTTTCATTACCTCATCTAAACCAACTCCGTAAGCCTTAGCAGCAGCTCCAGCGAGACTCAACATATTTACTTTAGATTGAGCGCTGCTACCAGATATACCACCTAAAGTTTTCAAAAATTTAGCGCTGGTGTCGGCAGAGATTCCAAATTGTTTATTTAATGTAAGAACGCTTTTGACAAGCGATTCATTTCTTGCAGTTACGTAACTAAATTCTTTACCTAATGTTGTTACCGTCTCAGCGACATCTGTGGCGTTAACTCCCAAATCTGCCATACTAATAGATGTTTCCCGTATACTTTTTTCTAAATCCTGAGCGTCTGATCTAAATAGTGCAAATTTTTTTCTTACTTCTGTTGTAACTTTATCGATTTCTTTGAATATTTCGTATGTTTGTTTTAACAGACCACTAAAAGATGTTGGTATTTTTAATTCGGCCATTGCATCACCAATTAACCCAACTGTCTTTCCTAAAATATCATTGAGAGATTTTTGAGTATCTACCTGTTCTTGCATTACATCTAAGGTATCCTTACTAGACTTTAGTAAGTCTTTTTCTAAATTTAACTCTTTTTCTTTTAATTGAATCGTATTAAGTAATTGTTTAACCTTATCACTATGCGGGTCTTTATTTTGTTCTATAAGAAGTTGTGCACTAGTGGCATTTAATTCTTCTTGTAAACTGTTTATTTTAAGAAAACTATTGATTCGCGCCTGCGCAAAGTCTGCTAATTCCTTTTCGGAATTTTTTAGTTTTTCTTGTAATTTTTCTTGTAAATTTTTTCCTTTTAACTGATCGTTAAGCTTATCTTGTTGTGTTTTATATACTTGACCGAGTTGCTTAGCTATATCAACCATTTGTTTCTCAGCCTCAACACTCGCTTCAAGTTGAGATAATGTCTTAGTAGTTTCGGAGTTTAAGTTATTAAACGCCGATGTTATTTTATCTATTGTTTCTTTATCAAATGGTTGTGCTGCCATATAATATATAAATATGGCAACACTATCATTTTACACTAAAAAGGCTTGTCTACTTTACCACTCTTTTTAACAGGTTCTTTGTAACTATCACTTTCTCTGTTCTTTATTTCAGCCAACTGAGCATAATAAAAATTGCGCAAAAATACTGGTAAAGTATAAGCAATTTGTACATTTACTGCTCCTTGCGAGAAGTAACTCAATTCAAATATTTGTTTGTGAACTTGAACCTTATATTCAGGATTCAGGCCAAAAAAACTGTACCGTCATCGGTACATCCATCCTTTCCACCTCACCACAGTGTTCACATACAAAATCAAATCCCATATCCAATTCAGGCGCAATTGTTTTAATATAGGCTCTTAATGCCATACTGTCTTTTGATAACAACTCGTTATCCACAAATTTGTTGATAGCAGCAATATCAGTCTTACCATCAATACTAACAATGAGTTTTTTAAAACGAGTTGTAACTTCAGCGCTCGCTTGCTTTTTAATCTTAGTTAACGCTTTTATGTCACGATCAATACTTTCTTGATCACCACTTGTTACCAATTTAAATGTAATTCGTCTCTTGCAATACGGAAACTCAAACTCAAATTCATTGGTACCTTTTTGAAACTTATTAAAGTCGATATCTTTTTCATTTAATGTGCTTAAATCAATAAATGTTTTATTTTCGGTACCACAACTTTTACAGTTAATCTTCACAGGTCCATATTTATCACCATACGCCAATCTTCTCGCTGCAATAAACAAAGCATTTTTATCCACCATCAACAAATCTTGTATTTTTACACCTGGTGTAACAATCAAACTTTCGAGTAGTTTATCCAATACAGTACCATTTTTGATGAAATTTTCATTGGTTAAAATATCTTCTTCTCTAGCCGTCATCATCTTCAATTCAAGACTACCACGACTCAATGGATTAGCGTCTTCATAAAAATAACCTTTCGATGGCAATTCTATGGTTTCAGCTGGATATGAACTTACAGTTGTCGTAGCAGTAGAAGTGTGTTGTTGCTTTAATTTTTGTATAATGATTTCATCGCTCATAACTTTATAACAATATATAGATCTTTATATAACTTTTATGTTATTTTATTTATTTGTATCACCAACATCAGCTTTAGCGTCTTGAGCAGCTTTTTGAGCAGCTTTTGCTAAAATACCAGCTCTGGAATTAATTTTATTAAGTGTATTCTTGAAATCGGATTCTGGTCCAATCAAAGCATTCATGAACCCATCTTCTTCTTTAATTATTCGTTTAATAATGTCTTTTAACTTTTGTCTCTTTACTTCATTCATAGGTTTTAATATGTTATAAATACTTTTTACTACATTTGGTTTTATACCAGTATAGTGTGTTTTAGAATTATTGAAATCGTTGTTTGACAAGTCCTCTCTTAGCATACCCACAATCAACTTCTTTAATAACTTCTTTTGCTTTTCAGTCAATTTACCACTGGTATTACCCAACTTGTTGTTTAATATACGATGTATCTTTGGATTGTAACTTCCGAATAAATCCATAATAAATGCTATTTGTTGCTCAGTATTTAGCGTCGAGTATTGTGATCTTAATTGACTTGCACTTCTTGCGGGTAATCCTAATACTGTAAAATCTGTTGTTGGTACTGTAATTAAGTAACCGTGTTTAATTGCAGGTTCCAATTTACTTTCGTTTTTTGGCATTGGTTGTAAATATGAAGGAGATCCGTCTTTTTTAACAAAACTCTTGAATCTTGGATCTTCAGCCATATCCTTTTGACTAACCGCAAAAATAATACTATCACGTTCAATATTGATTGGTATCTGATTTGATACACTTTGCAAGTTGTAGTTGTTCTTTACATTTAGTATTTTGTTGGCTGGTATGCCAGTTGCCATCATCATTTCTCTTTTCTCGTCAAATGAAAAAGGCGACTTTGGCAATTCAATTACCCCCGTTGTGGTTACGTATACATCATTACCACCAAATTTGGTGCTTAAATAATTATATACACTTTTGTGACCGTTATGCCATGGGTGAAATCTTCCAGGAAATATTACGAATGTTTTTTTATTAAGTTGCATATGTTAATAAATATGTTATTCTGTTTTTATCCACTCGTATTTCGTGTGACCACAATAAGTATGAACCATTTTAAATTAAAATCAATAAAAATCCTTCTAATTTTAGTTAGAAGGATTATGAAAATAAAAGTTGATTTATAAAATCTAAAACAACCAGATTGTAATATTAATACTGAAGAATTGCGTAGTCGTATGCTACATTCAATGATATCATTTGAGCAGCACCATCATCGCTCCAATCCATTTCTTGGAAATCGGCGCTTACGATGAATGCACCCACCAACTTCCATTCTTCTACTTTGTCACCAACTGGACCAAGAACGTTGATGGTCAAATCTTTCTTGTAAAAGTCTTGATAACCATCACGCCCAGTTACAGATTCGTGGTGCAAACGCACCCATTCCATTACAGCTTGAGCGCCACTTGGTACGATTGGATCATAAAGTTCCATTGTAATTTCGTCCCAAACGCTTTTACCCTTGTAATAGGTTTTTATGTTGATGTGATCAAGTTCTTTTTTAGCTTGTGTTAATTTTGGTCTATTTACCTTTTTGATGATAAATGAAGGAATACCGTCAACGTAAAGAATAAAACGGTTCTTTACCTTTGGTTCAAAGTTAGTAGAGAAAATTTCACTTGGATTTAGTAGTTCTGCCATATTTTTACCTTATTGTTCTTGAATATAAATATTAAATGATTTACTTTTATATAAAGTTTTTTATCATTTACTCAAATTTTTATCTGTAATATTGGTTATAGTATCTTTTAGTTGATTAACGTACCCAGTGGATCTCAAAAGTTTGAATACCAAGTTCTCTGTACTATACTCCCCACTCTTATCCAATCCAGCTTGACGCATTTCATATAACCGCTTTACCAACCGCTTTAATTTATCCAAATCTTGTTCTTTTATAGCAGTATTAATAAATGTTACATATTCTTTGTATTTCTTCGAAATAGCAGCTTTATCTATCTGTATATCTTCAACTTTTGGTTTTTTTACCCAGTGATTTTTCATCAAACTATATACAGCTTGACTTCTATTGACTTCACTAATATCTTGAATATAAACTTCTACCGGATGATTGCCAATTCTAATATCGTGTGATTCGTTCCATTTGCTCTTTAATCCATCTACATAATTCTTAACAAGTTCTTTATTATCATCAATTTTAGAAAAATCTACAATCAAATGCAAATCTATATCGCTAGTTGGTGTCCAATTATACCCAGCGGTACTACCAAGAAAATAAACATCTTCAAGGGGTACATTCAAATCAGTATCTTTATAGAAAGTATTGGCAATGGTTAATAGTTTATTTAGCACTTCAGTCTTTATTACATCTTCAGTTGCCCAAATTTCAGGATTTAAAATACTATTATAAATTCTATGTTTTTCTTTGATACCCAACATTTCTTTTAGTTGATTGATAGTATCTATAGCATTTTTATGCAATATTGCTTTACCGCCAGCATTAATAAAATCATTTATATTATCTTCTCGGTCATCTATCAAGATACTATCAACAGTTGCAAACTTCGCTTTTAAGTTTCTATGCGGTACCAAATTAGCTTTAATATCTATCTTATTATTAGCCAACCATTGCTTTTTACCAATATAAGATAACTTGGTAGGCGCATGACTTAATATTTCTACAGGCAAATGTGAAACAAAATTATAAAGCAATTTGCCATCTTTCATCCAAGGCATTGTAGCATAATATTCAGGACAGTTTTTATCTACAAACTTAAATCTATTCTTCTTACCGTGTTCAACATCATAAGTTTCTACAGGCACACCACCGCTATAGCGCTTAAACTGTGATTCCCAATCACTTATTACGCCATCCATATCCAAATATATTTTATGCTTATTAATAATCATTTATAATAAATAGTAGCACCTTAAGCGCTTAGTTTTAATTTTAACAGTTATATAATTTATTAATTAAAATTTAATAACATTCACATAACAATGCAACAAGCGCTAGCTTTGCTTATACTTAATATAAAACATAAAGTCAAGTATATTAGTTATTTTAATTTGAGAATGATACTCTAACATATTTACAGTCATATAAAACGTTATCATACCCGGGCGTAACAATTCTACAACTACCCGCCGCTTGCGCAGTGGGTCTTCTAGGTACTGCTATAAACATGTTATTTATAGATGTTCCAGGATTTTCATAATCATATGTAACTGTACCCGAAACAACATAAAATGCATTGGCAAATGCACTTGAAAAATTAATAGTATAATCACCGGTACCATTGTCTGTTATACTACTTACGTTGTTTGAAGCGTTTGGTGATATACCACTTGTACCAGATGTACCAGTTCCATCAAAATGTACCCAAGCTTTTATGCTTGTTGTACCACTAGTACCACTGGTTCCAGGAGATCCTGTCGAACCACTACTTCCGCTTGATCCATTACTTCCATTTGCACCACTGGTACCACTAGTTCCAGGAGATCCTGTCGAACCACTACTTCCGCTTGATCCATTACTTCCATTTGCACCACTGGTACCACTGGTACCACTGGTTCCAGATCCTCCGTTTGTACCACTAGTGCCATTTGCACCACTAGTTGATTTATATACGACACCGGTAGTATTGTCAACTGTTAAAAAGTAACCAGTTGCGTTACTTGTTAAACCCTCTAATTTTAGCGGTAAATTAGTCGATGACCCACTTACGTGTAATTTATTTACGGGTGACGTAGTTCCAATACCAACATTACCTGTAGTATCAATGCGCATTCTTTCCGTTCCAAATGAAGTGGTATCTGTTGCTCCTGTTCGAAAAACCATATCAGATTGTTGGTTGTTCGGATGGATACACTCAATACTCACATTTCCAACCTGTCCATTGACATTTGTTGCTGACATAAAAAGTGCAGCACGATTATTATTTGTCAGTGTTCCGCTTTGAATTAGAATTTTTCCACCATCTGCACTTGTAGAAGATATATTTAATAATGTAGCAGGACTACTTGTTCCTATACCTACATTACCACTATCCAATATAACCATCTTATTGCTTCGACCTGCCCCGCCGATGGATGTAACAGTTCCCAAATAGAAATTTTGACCTGATGCCCAATCAAAATAATTTATACCCGAAGTTCTATATAATCTTAACGCAGCATTATTGCCTTCTATCTGTAATTCACCCGCGCTTACTCTCGTACTACCACTTACATGAAGAGTTGCACCAGGACTGGTTGTACCTATACCAACATTACCTTCAACAATTAAACCATTTGAAGGTGCAGTTGTTCCACCATATGTACTTCCAATACTTGTATTACCAAATACGCTTAATTTACTACCTACACTACTTAAATTGCCGATAGATACATAGGTTGTATTTAAATGTGTAGAACTATCATAAATTAATCTAAACTTGGATGTTCCCGATGCATTTTGTAAATCAAAATAATCACCGTTATTTGAATTTCTTATATAAACACTATTACCATCTATACCAAATGAACCAGATCTACTACTATTCGTATTTGTTACCGATACTTTTGCAGTTGCTGCTGCAGCAACTTCCAATAAACTCCGTGGCGTTGTTGTACCTATACCTACATTACCACTTGAATTAATATATACTCTAGTGCCAGTTCCGCCTTGAAAAATTTGGAATCCAGTTGAATCATTTACTTGACCCACTCTCCATTTTTCTGTTCCAGATGCATAAAGTTTTAAAGCAGCATATCCGTTAGATGCATCAAGATTTATTTCAGCTCCACCACTTGCTGCTCTAAATGTAGCACTGGAGTCTCCACTTGCTCTTAGAACGTATAAAGCATCAGTAGGATTTGTTGTGCCTATACCTACATTACCGGAACCATTTATATTTAAAATGTTATCAACTCCATATAATCCGAACGTCAAAAAGTTTGTTGTTGACCCAGATGTGCCTGAGTGGTTAAATCCAATATATCCACTATTTCTTGTGCTTAACGCTTGTCCAATCAATGAAATATAATTTCTACTTGAACCCAATGATGCGTTTATAAATGTAGATGCCCAGTTAAACATAGAAGCTGCACCAACTCCGTGTACTATAAGTTGAGGAAGTTGATCATTCGACGAACCGCTTATATGTAACTTGGCAGCAGGACTTGTTGTACCTATACCTA